GAGCGCGCCGTCGGCTTCAATCGGATCGAGTTCGCTGGCGAGTGGTCCGCTGCGAGGCAGGGCGGAGCAACCGGCAAGCCCGATCAGCACCACACCCGCCCACAAGCCGCCCGCAACTGTGCGCAGCGCGCCGCGTCTTCCCATCGCCATGCCGCTCATTCGCCTCATTGCCGGGCGCGATCTGTTTTCATGATCCGGCAGTCCAGCCCGTGTTTTCGGGACCGACCGGGGCCGCGCGCCATCGGGAGCACATTCGCCTGAAGCGGGCCATTCCGCAAGTGAACCGCCCCGGGTTTACCGGAGGGCAAAACTCTCGGAGGATTGCCCGTTATGGAACAGACACAGAAGAAGACCTCGAAGCCGTATTCACCCGAGTTTCGCGAACGCGCGGTGCGGCTGGCGATAGAACACCGCGATGAGTATCGAAGCGAAGCTGCGGCGCTGACGGCGATCGCAAGCAAATTGGGGTGTTCGCCAGACAGCCTTCGCGTGTGGGTGCGGCAGGGCCAGCGCGATGGCGGCGAGCGGCCGGGCCAGACAAGCGCCGAGAAGGCGCGGATCAAGGAACTTGAGCGAGAGAACCGGGAACTGCGGCAGGCCAATGAGATACTGAAGAAGGCGTCAGCGTATTTTGCTCAGGCGGAGCTCGACCGCCCGTTTCGCAAATGACTGCTTTCATTGAAGAACATCGCGAGATGCATGGGGTCGAGCCGATCTGCCGGACACTGCAGTTCGCTCCTTCCACCTATTATGACCGGCGCGCCATCGTGCGTGATGCTGAGCGCGCGTCGGCCCGGGCCAAGTCCGACGCCGCCCTGAGCCTCAAGATCGACGGGGCCTGGCGGGACAACCGCAAGCTCTATGGCGCGCGCAAGATCTGGCATGTCTTGCGGCGGGAGGGGGAAGATGTCGCCCGCTGCACTGTGGAGCGGTTGATGCGCAGCCTGGAGATCAAGGGGGCGGTTCGCGGCAAAAAAATCGTCACGACCAACCCGGACACGTCCCAGCCCTGCCCGGACGACAAGGTGAACCGCCTGTTCAAGGCGGATCGGCCAAACAAACTGTGGGTTTCAGACTTCACCTATGTGCCGACTTGGTCCGGAACGGTCTACGTTGCCTTCGTGATCGATGTCTTCGCGCGGCGGATCGTCGGGTGGCGCGCTTCGACATCAATGAAGACCCAGTTTGTCCTCGACGCGCTGGATCAAGCAATCTGGCAGAGAAAAATGCCTGATAACAAAGCGCTGATCCATCATTCGGACCGCGGCTCACAATACCTTTCCATCAAATACACCGAGCGCCTGGCGGAGGCCGAGATCGATCTCTCGGTCGGAACGGTCGGTGACGCCTATGACAACGCCTTGGCCGAATGCGTCATTGGCCTGTTCAAAACCGAGGTCATCAACCAGATCGGCCCGTGGAAATCGATGCGCGAAGTCGAATGGGAAACCCTGAAATGGGTCGACTGGTACAACAACCGCCGACTGCTCGCCCCAATCGGATACATCCCGCCCGCAGAAGCAGAGGAGACGTTCTATGCAAATGTGACCAAGATCGATATCGTCGCCTGATCGTCGAACAAATCACCCTCCGGTAAACCCGGGGCGGTTCACATCCTCGGTCAGGCGACGGACCGGTCGCGAGAAGTCCACCCGGCCCGTGCGGTCCACGGACCAGACAGGGATGGTGCCGCCGGGATAGCGGGCGTGGCGGAACAGGTCGCGCTCGGCTTCCCGGCGCGGAATGATCGAGGCCGGTCGCCGCCAGTTGAGAAACGCGTCGGCGGCTGCAACGCGATTGCCGGCATTAAGGCGCCGGGTCAGCGCGGCCTTCGCGATGGCGCCGGTGTTGTAGTGGAAGCTGACCAGCGCATCGAACTCGTGCGGCGTCAGCGGCACCTTCACGGCGCGCAGGACGGCCGCCTCGTAGCGCGCGAGGTCGGCCCGAAAAACCCGGAACGCCTCGCGGATCCCGGCGTCGAGATCGGCGGGCATGCCGCGCGGCATCGTGGCCGGATCGGGCGGCCCGGCCGCGGCCGTGTGGCCGATGCCGAAGGTCCATACCTGTTTCACATCGAGATAGGGCCCGGGCACGATGCCTTCGTGCCGGACGAGGGCCAAGAGGCCCCGGTCGGTCATGTGCATGGGATTACCGGAGAAGCGAGAGGATCAGGATCAGCGCCGCGACGGCAAGACCGATGCGCAGGCGATGGGTGAAGGCCTGCCGAGGGTCGGCGGGGTCGCAGCGAAGGGAGCGCGCGAGGCGGAGAAGGTCATTCATCGCCGCCGCCTTCGTTGGCGCGGCGCAGTCGGGCGAGCAGCATCTCGATGAAGGCTGGACCGAAGACGCCGACGAGATAGGCGGCCGAGCCTGCTGCCCCGCCCGCCGGGATTGCTTCGGGCGGAAGGCTGAGCCAGGCGGTGATCACGGCCATGGAAAGGCTGCCCATCCCGGCCGCGATCAGCCCGCCGAGCAAGATGTGCCGCAGCGCGTCGCGCAGCCGCATCTTCGTGGTCAGCGCGTTCGTTGCCCCGCCGAGCGCACCCCAGGCGGCGAGGATCACCGCCGTCGAGGCCGCGAGTTCGCGCAGCACGGCCGCAACGAAGCTGCCGGTGTCGTTCATCGTCGGATCTCCAGAAGCGGGATGGAGGTGATCGAGCCCAGCCGTTCGAGGTCGAGCGTCACGTCGAGCGCGTCCGTGTCGAAGCGGACCGGCACGTCGAACTCGAACCCCGCGGTGATCGCGACGCCAGCGCCCGGCGCGGCGCTGAAGGTGACGACGCCGATGGCGGTGTCGACCGACCAGCCAGAGGGCTGCTCGACGCCTGACAGCGCGATGCGCACGGTGCCCGCCACCGGCTTGGCGATGGCGCGCGACCAGGACTGCGCCCCGGAGGCATAGCGCTTTACCAGCTGGAAGGCGGTCGTCGTGCTGTCGCCGGTCCCGATCGCCTGATCGGTCGGCGCTAGCGTCTGGGACGGCAGGCAGGACTTGTGGTCGCCCCAATCCTTGAAGCGGAAACCATGGAGCCGCCCGTTGCGCGCTTCGAAGAAGGCCACGACCGCCGCCAGATCGTCCGCGCGGCGGATGCCGTAGGCGACGTCGTAGCGGCGGCGCGAGTTCGCCCAGCTGGCGTTCCTCTCCTCGTCGCCCGAGGCGAGCTCGACGATCTGCGTGCGCCGCTCCGGCCCGCCCCGCGCGCCGCGACTGATGTTGTCGGGAAACCGGACCTCGTGAAACGCCATCGAGTTTCTCCTTGGTTCGTGCTCTGGCCCCCGCAACCGGTTCCCACTTGCGGGGTCGCACTCACATGCCCCTCCGCCCGAGTGACACGGCGCGGGCAATGTCGGCCGCGACCTGCGTGCGCGACTGCCGGAAGCTTTCGGCGTCGCGGGCCATGATGGTGACGTTGACCCCGCCGCCCGCGCCGTAGCTCTGCGCCTCCCGCCGCGACAGCACCCGCTCGCCGCGTTGCAGGATCGCGGGTACCTCGTCGTGGCGAAGTCCGGCCATGCCGCCGCCATGCATCCGGGGCGCAGCGGCGAAGGCCATCGCCGGGACCATGCGCGAGGGCCCCGCGGACCCGACCATCCCGCCCGCATGCAGGATGTTGGCGAAAATCCCGCCCGCGCCGGAGAACACGCCCGACAGCGCATTGGCGATCGGCCCGAGGATGAACCGCCGCGCTGCCAGCTGGGCGAGATCGGCGATGAGTGAGGTTACGAGGTCGCGGAAGTTCAGCTTGCCGGTCTTCACGAACTCACCGACCGCGTCCTCGGCCGACTGGAAGGCGCCGACGAGGCTCTGGCCGATGTCGCCACCGATCTCGCGCGCTTTGCTGGCGTAGTCCGACAGCGCCGCCGTGACCGCCTGCCACCCGGTGACGGCGGCCTCGGTCGCGGGCTCGGCGGCAGCGGCGGCGGCTCCGGCCGCCGCACTAGCACCTGTGGCGGCGCGTCCGGCTTCACCGAGCGCCGTCTCCAGCCGTTCGGCCGCGCCAGTGGCCTCGGTTAGCGCATCGGCACTGGCCTGATCGGCGCCGCGCACGGCATCGCGAAGCGCCTGCCAGCTTTCAAGCGGGGCGCGGGCGCCCTCGGCGAGATCGCGCGCAGCGCCCCGGTAGACGTTCGCGGACTCGAGCGCCCGGTTCGCCGCCTCGGTCAGACCGAGATCGGGCGCGGTGAGCGGGTTGTCCTCGAAGGCCCGGTCGAAGGCTGCCTGCGCCGCCGTCGTGGCAGCACTGGCCGCGCCCTCGAAGCGGTTCTCGATCTCGCCGAGGTCGAGATCGGGCACCAGCGAGATGCGGCGCTCCGACCCGAGCGCTTCCAGCCCCTGGTTGATGCCGCCGATGAAGCCGTTGATGCGCGAGACCACGCCGTTGAGCATCGCCTCGACGCCGTCGACCAGGCTGTTCGCGGCCTGAAACGCCAGATCGCCGATGGCGGCGGGCAGCAGGCCCCAGATCGCCTTGATCGCCTCGTAGGCGCCTTCGAATGTGTTCGCCGTGGTGTTGCCGAAAGCCACGACGCTCTCGATGGCGCTCTGCATGCCCGACGCGGCATCGGCCTTCAGGTCGAAGAACATCGCCGTGGCGGCCGCGCCCGCCGCCGCAGCACCCATCCTGATCCGCTCCCAGACCTCGACGGCGACATCCTTCAGAAGCGACATGGCCTCGCCAAAGCCGCCCGCGCCGGAGACGAGACGGGTGAACTGGTAGACGAGCTCGCCCGCGCCGACGATGAGCGCGCCGATGCCGGTGCGGATCAGCGCCCCGCGCAGGACGACCAGCGCCGTGGCGAGACCGCGCACGGAGAGCGCTGCGGCCGCCATGCCGGCGACCCAACGTCCCGCGAGGAACGCCGCGAAGGTAGCGGCATAGGTGGTCAGGCGGCCGATGTTGTCGAATAGACCACGGATGGCAATGCCGAGTGGGCCGGTGCGGCTGGCGACCGCCGCCATCGCGTTGGCAACCGCCTCCAGCGCCGGGGCTGCGGCAACCGCGAGCTGGTTCGACAGGCCGCGCCAGATCAGACCGAGCCGGGAGATGGCGTCGTTGGTCCGCTCGATCTGGTCGGCGTCCTGTTCGGAGACGACCACCCCGAAGGCGAGGACGTCCTCTGTCGCCTGGCGCAGCGTCGCGGTGTCGATCCGCGACATGGCGATGGAGCCTTCCTCGCCGAAGAGTTGACCTGCCACGGCCGCGCGTTCAGCGGCAGGCACGAACCTCTCGATGGCGGCGTTGATGGCGCCGACGCGCTGATCCAGCGGCAAGGCGATCAGGTCGGTGGCAGAAAGGCCCAGCCGGTCGAGCGCGTCGGCGGCAGGACCGGTCCCGGCGGCCGCCTGGCTGAGACGGCGCGTCAGATCCTTGGTGGCCTGCTCGATGCCGGACATGGACACGCCCGCCAACTCGCCTGCCCGCTCCAGCGTCTGGATTGAGGCGACCGTGGTGCCGAGGGACTGCGCCAGCTTCGCCTGCGCGTCGACCGTCTGCAGCCCGGACCGGATCATGGCCACGCCTGCGGCGGCAGCGGCTGCCACGGCTGCAGCGGCGGCCACGCGCACCCGCCGCGAGAATGCTGCGAGCCTCGCATTGGCCGCCTCCATCTCCCGGCTCAGCCGTCCGAACCCGCGCGATCCGGCTTCGCCCACGCCTTCCAGCTCGGCCCGCACCTGCCGTCCGCCCACGGCCGCGAGGCGGACGCTAACCCGTTTTTCCGCCATGGGGCTGATCCATCTGTTCGTTGAGTTTGGCGACCATCACCGCCTCGATGACGGGCAGCAGTTCGGCCATGGCGAGCGGAGGCACGCCGAGCGCGTCACCGAGCGCCAGCGCCGCAGTCATGTCCCAGCCAATCACTGCGCCGGGCAGGACGCGCAGCTGGCCTCCGAGGCGGCCGACCAAGTCCCAGACCTGCCAACCCTCCAGCGTTTCCGGACGGTTCAGCCGCGCCGGGCAGTCCGGGCAGGCTTGCTCGCGGCCCTCGTAGGGTGCGCAGGCTTGGCAGTAGCGCTCGCCCCCGCCGAAGGACCATTCGGCGAGAGCGCGGAGGCGTTTTTTTCCTGTTCCAGCAGCAGGCCCTTTGAGACGTAGGTCAGCTGGAAGGACTCGAAGATCGGCCAGATGTCGAGCAGCGCGTCGATCGCCTCGGGGCTCGGGTCGATGGGATTGCCGTCGGCATCGCCGATGCCGTCCCAGGCAAGCACGGCGCGGCGGGCCAGAGCCTTGGCGAAGGCGACCGCGCGCTCCTCGTCGCTGGCATCTTCCGGAACTGCCTCGACGACCGGGTCGCTGCGGGTCGCCACCATCATCGCTGTGGTCAGCGGTCGCAGCTGCACGCGAACGCCAGGGGCGAGGTCATGCCAGCGCGGGGCGTTTGTCAGGTCGAGCGTCAGCATTCTCAATACACCTCGATGTCGTTGATGAGGGTCGCCGTGCACATCCGGCCGACGACGCTGTCTCGGGCGGCCTGCCAGTCGAAGGTCGCCTGCACGCCCTGCGGCCCGGAAATCTCGATCCGCGGGCGCGGCAGATAGACGGCGTGCACGGTGAAGGTGAAGCTCTCGCCCGAGGGCAGGACGTAAGCAAATTCCATCTCGCAGGCCTCGCCATTGATCGCCTGCGTCACCAGCGTCTGGTCGGCGAAACGCACCTCGATCCGGCCGGTGAGCGCCGCGATGCTTGGGTCCGCGCCGTCGATGCGGCCGTCGTTTCGGATCGTCTCGATGCGGTCGAGGTTGTTGGCATAGGTGATCTCGGCCGAGACCACATTGCCGAGGGCGGTCCCGTTCCGGGTGATCGCCCCGTTGAAATGGCCGAAGCGCTTCAGTTCGAGCGCGGCGGGTGTCCCGGCGCTCGTCGTCGTGCCGACCGTCTCACCCTGCGCCACCAGCCGCGCCGTTGCGGTCAGCAGCCCCGAGCGCTGCATCTGCCAGGTGATCTGGTCGAGCACGCAGCCGGAATACATCGCATATCGCGGCACCTCGGGCATGCCGGTCTCGATCGACATGCTGGGCAGTGTCCACGCGCCCGACTGGAACTCATGGGTCCAGGGACCTGTGCCCGTCGTCGACGGCGCGCCGAAGGCCGCCTTCAGCCAGAAGCCGAAGGCCTCGGCGTCAAGCGGCACCACGACGTCGCCGTCGGCCGTGACGGCGTCCTTGATCGGGGCCAGCGGATCGCGGCCGTAGCCGAGAAGCTCCGAGTTCAGGAGCGGCTGCTCGGCGCCGAGCGAGGTGCTGGCGAAAGGCATGCGGGTGAAGCCGCTGGCGGGCGGCGTTCCATAGGTCGTCTCGAACGCAAGCGCCATCAGCGCCCGCGCCCCCTGGGCTCGTGCCATGGTGTTCTCCTCGGGTTGTCGGGATCAGCCGAGCGGATCGGCCGTGGAATGGTGCAGCACCACCGGGATCACGGCGGCCTTCAGGCTGGCCGCTCCCTCGATCGGCAGATCGACCGGGCGTGGCGCTTCGGCCTCGACCCAATCGCAGAGCCCGCCCAGCGTGCGGTCGGCGGCGAGCGCTGCGCCGATGCTGGCGGTCAAAGTGTCGAAGGCGGTGTCACGCGCCGCGCCCTGCACCACCGCCTCGATCTCGGCGCGGTGCTGGTAGTGGTAGCGCAGGGGCGACAGCGTCACTTCGGGTTCGCCTGGTTCGCCATCCCGCAAGATCAGCAGGCCGTTGGCCGGAACCCGCTCGGGAAGCACCTCGCCGCGCAGCGCGGTGGCGGCCAGCGCCGAGAGCCGCGCGTGCAGCGCGGCGAGGATGGTTTCGCGAGGGCTGGGCATTGGAACTGCCTGAGGCTATTGATGGAGGATGGACTTCAAATAAGCCATCCGTTCTTTGGCTCTTGGCTCACGAGCACAACTAGGGGAAGTTTACAGATGGCCGACTGGATTTACGTCGATAATTCAAACGTTTTCATTGAAGGCCAGCGCGTCAGTGCCGTGCAACAGGGTATGGCATTGGACATCTATGACGCGATGACCAACAGGATCATCGACACGAGCTACCGTATCAGCTTCGGGAAACTGTATCAGTTCATCGCGGGGACCGATCGAAAGGAGACCGCGCGCGCTATGCTTTTCGGATCGAGGCCGCCGCAGAACGACGCAATTTGGGACGTCGCAAAACGCGCCGGCTTTGAAGTGATCACTCATGACAGAAACGCAGCGAACAAGGAGAAGAAGATCGACACGGGGATCGTGACGGAGATGACGAGAGACGCGTATCGAAACTCAGCAAAAGGCGACGTCTTCACCATTGTCTCGGGAGATTCCGATTACGTGCCGACGGTCGAGACCTTGATCAAGGACGGATTCCAAGTCGACGTTGTATTTTGGGATCACGCAGCGCGTGAACTTCGTGAAGCCTGTTCTAACTTCATTTCTTTGAATCCGCACCTAAACACCTTGACGCCCTAGTTTCCGCTGCGGTTCGGCCACAGGCACTTGGCTTCGGCTAACCGCGCCCCTCCACCCAGTTCGCCACGATCAGCCCCGGAACGCTGTCCAACGCCCGGTCCGCGTCCCGCGCCAAGTCCAGCCGCTTCGGCAGCTTCACCTGAGGCACCAGCAGGAAGATCGGTGCCGTGACCTTGCCGCGCCCGGTCTTCGAGCGCGACACCACCGCCTGGCCCTTCGTGTTCAGTCGTCCCTCCGCGACCAGCAGGCTCGGGCCGGTGCGGCGGTAGACGAACCGCAGGCGCAGCCCGCGACGGCGTTCCCATTCACCTGGCGTGATCCGGCCGCCGCGAAGGGACTTGCCTGCGGCGGGCAGCGGGATCGCCAGCCAGAACCCGTCTTTGGAGCGGATCAGCGGGCCGGTGTCATGCGCGCCGACGATGATCGGCGCCTTCGACCAGACCAGCGCCGCCGCGTCCAGGCTCTCGCCCGACCTCGGGAAGTTCTGGCTGCGGATCGAGTTGGCCAGCCGGGGGCCGAGACCCGCGCCTGTGATCTGCAGCCGCCAGGCGCTCTTCAGCCCGGTCCCGGCCTCGCGCATGGCGGCGGTCACGGCGCGTTCGCCCGCTGCGACCTCGGCCGCCATCATCGCGACGATGTCGGGATCGATGTCGAGCTTCAGCTTCATGGCCGTCACGCGGGCCTCAGATCGACGGTCCAGACCAGTCGCTCACCGTCGCGGACAGGCTCGCCCTGAATGAGGAAGGCGTCACCATCGATCTCGATGCGGTCGCCGGGGCGCGGGTTCGCCACTTCGGCCACACGCAGGTCGATGCGAGTGGTCTCCGACCAGAGCCGCGCATCGCCGAAGTCGGTGACCGCATCAGCACGCCGGGCGACGACGCGCACCAGAACGGGCGCGCCGCCGTCGGCGATGTAGACCGCATCCCGGCCGATGTTCGGGTCGGCGAAGAGCGCGCCAACGGCGGCGGAAAAGGCGCTCATCAGAACGCCGCGTTCAGGCGCACGCGGCCGATGGTGTCGCCCGTGCCGCTGGCCACCGCCTCGACGGCCACGCCGATCAGCGTGTTGTCGGTGGCGACCGTGGTGCAGCGCTTGTTGGTGTCGTCCCAATAGACCTTCGCGCCGACGGTCCAGGCCTGGGAGCCGACCTTGGTGATGTCGAACACGCCGACGAGCGCCGTCTCTACGGGGTCGCCGAGGGCGGCGGTGCCTGACGCGATGCCGAAGATGGAGCCGACGAGCAGGCCATCGCCGGAGGTGACGACATAGGGCGCGGTCAGGGTGAGGGTGTTGCCGGGCTGGACGTAGTTTTTCATGGACGTGATCCTCGTGGAAAGACGAAGGGCGGCCCGTCAGGGCCGCCCGCATGTCAGGGTTCAGCATGTTGGGGTGCTGGTTATGCGCCCGGGTTCTTGTAGAGGCCGCGCCAGTCGATGGCCTTGGCGCCGAAGTCGAGGCGGCACTTGATCTCGACCCCGTCGACGTCGAAACCATTGCGCGTCTCGATGTAGGCGCCCTGCTGGCCCTCGAGATAGGCGTACTCGATGGTGTCGATCTGGTTCGGGCTGGCCGCCAGATACCAGGCGGTCTCGCTGGCGGCGTCGAGGCGCGGCTCGCTGATCGGCGCGAGGGTGCGGATCGACTGCGGCACCACGCTGGAGGTCGCGGCGGGCACCAGATTCTGGGCGACCAGCTGCTCGGCCTTCAGCTCCAGCGAGGCGGGGACGATCAGGAAGGCGGGCCGGACGTTGAGCACCGTCTTCTTGTCGAGCCCCGTCTGCTTGGCCATCGCCGCCCGCGCCGCACCGACGCTGCCGACATCGAGCGCCGCGCCGGTGCCGGCGAGGTTCTTGTGGGTGGTGTGGAACAGCGCGTTGCCGTCGGCCATCGCCGGGTTGGCGGTGATGATACCCCAGACCACGTCCGACTCCAGCTGCGCGATGGAGTTGCCGTACATCGCCGGGATGCGGGTGAAGGCGTCGAGATCGTCGTTGATCAGCGTCTGGCGGGTGATCGCGACCACCCGGCCATAGGTCTTGACCTTGTAGCTCTCCTTGCTCTCGCCGAGCGTGCCGCGCTTGAACTCGCCGCTCTCGCCGACCTCCAGCAGCTGCGGCGCTTCACCCAGCTGCACCCGGTGCATCGCCTTGAAGTCGGTCGCCAGCACCTGGCGGCAGAACAGCATGAAGGTGCGGGGATAGGCCTCGTAGGCCTGCCGCAGGGTCTTGTTGGTGACGGCCGACAGGATCTCGGGGAAGTCTGAGGTCGAGTGCAGGGCCCGCGTCGCCACCTCGTCGCGCGAGAGGCCGCGCGTGTTCACCCCGGCATTGCCGAGGCTCTCGCGGGCGAGCTCCAGCAGGGTCATGCCGCGATACTGCCGGGCGGCGTCCTCCAGCTGGAACAGTGTCGGGCTGTAGCGGTGCAGCAGCGCGTTCGCTACCGCGTCCCGGCGGGTGATGCGCTCGTCACGGCCGCCGAGGGGGACGGAGACATGTGGGAAGGTCCGGGTCTCGTCGGACTTGGCGGCGACCTGGTCGAGGATCAGGCGGCGGGACTCGTCGACGCTGACGCCGCGCTTCACCAGATCCTCGGCGAAGCCGCGCTCGAGGTTCAGCCGCCCGGCCAGATCGTAGATGGTGGAGACGCGGTCGCGCTCGGCCTCGCGAGCGCGCGTCGCGACAGCCTCGGTGTCGGGCGCGGGCGATGCCTGCGTCTTCGGCTGGCTGCGCGTCTGCGCCTCGGCCGCGCCGGTCTTGTCGTCGGTCATGGGGGTGTCCTCGGTTTCGACCGGCTCGGTCGGCTGGGTGGTGGCGGCGTCGCTCGCCGGGGTCTGGGTCTTGTCCGTCATCGGGATCGGTCCTTTCGTGGTGGAAGGGGCGTCCCGGCGGTGAAGGACGCAGTCGTGAAGGGGATGCTGGGCGCGGAAGCCCGCTGCCGGGTCGGCTCCGACCGCGACGGCGGAGACCTCGAAGGGTGTCCAGTCCACCGCGCGCCAGAGTTCCCGAGCGGCTTCGGGTTTCGAGACCTCGAAGCGGTGGACCTGGTAGCCGATGGAGACCGCGCGGATGTGGCCGGCCTGAATGTCGCGCCAGATCGGCTCGACGTCGGCGCGTTCGCTGATCCGGACCAGCGCGATGCCGCGGCCGTTCTCGATCCGCGCCGAACCGGGAACGACCGAACCGATCACCGCGTCGAGCGTGTCGAGCTCGTGCACTTTCAGGAACGGCGCGCCTGCGTTCAGCCGGTCGAGCCGGACATGGGCGGGATCGAGGCTCAGCTCCT